CACTAAATAATAGTGATATGATTAATGCTTCTGGAGTTGAAGACGATACGGTTGGTCAACAGTATTTAGAATTACATAATAACTGGCCAGCTCAAATGTGGATTCAAACATCTTATAATACACAAGGTGGAAAACACACTAAAGGTGGAACACCTTTTAGAGGAAATTACGCAGGTATAGGTTATACTTGGGATGAAGATAATCAAATCTTTTGGCCAAAAAAACCTTTTAATTCATGGGTAAAAGATATAGCAACTGCGTCTTGGAAATCACCAATTGGCGATGCACCAGCATTAACTGAAGAACAAAAGACAGCAAGATCTTATTATCAGTGGAATGAAGCTGGACAATCTTGGGATTTAAAGACTATCTCTTAATTGTTGACATCTAACTAAACAATATATATCTATTGCATACGGTGTTATGCATAAAAAAATACTATCTCAAATAGACCTACATTTTGGTCAAGTAGAAATGCCTAAAGGATTTGAAATAGACCGAGAAAAATTAGGTGCAGATATTTTATCCTCTACTATTTATAATAGAGAATTTCCATTCTCTAGATCTTTTGATATGTTACAAACATATTTAAGAGAACATATTAATTTAGAATATGGTTTTACATTAGTTCATAAAAAAACAATTGGTAATATTTATAAACCAAGACAGCATTCAAATTCTTTATTACAAGTTGATCCAGTAGATTTAAGAAACTCACCAGATTATGTAATGCTATATGGAGTAAATGTTGGAAAAGATTCTTGTAAAGTATTTATAGAATATGATGATAATAGAAGAAAAGGAAGAAGTTGGGAAATACCTTTAAATAACAACGATTTTATAATGTTTCCTTCTACTCAAAGATATCATATAACTTCTAATACAGCAGAACAATTAAATTTTATATTAACTACGACTTATGAATTTATCTAATTATTATTGGTATTTTAAATCAGCTTTAACTCCAAAGTTTTGTGATGATGTTATTAAATATGGATTAAGTCATCAAGAGGATTTAGCTATTACTGGTGGATATGGAAGAGATAGAAATTTAAAAGATAATCCTTTAAAAGAAGAAGAAATTGCAGATTTAAAAAAGAAAAGAAACTCTAATATAGTTTGGTTAAATGACACTTGGATTTATAAAGAAATACACCCATATATTCATGAAGCTAATAAATTAGCTGGTTGGAATTATGATTGGAATTTTTCTGAGTCTTGCCAATTTACTAAATATAAGTTAAATCAATATTATGATTGGCATTGTGATTCTTGGGATGTACCGTATGACAAACCAGAAGATCCAAACAGTCATGGTAAAATTAGAAAATTATCTGTAACTTGCCAACTAACAGATGGTTCAGAATATACAGGTGGTGAACTACAATTTGATTGTAGAAATTATGATCCACACATGCGTGATGAAGATAGACATGTGTTGACCGTAAAGGAAATACTTCCTAAAGGCTCTATCGTTGTATTTCCAAGTTTTGTGTGGCATAGAGTACAACCAGTTACAAGAGGAACAAGATATTCTTTAGTTATATGGAACTTAGGATATCCGTTTAAATAATATGTTTATACAAGAATATTTTAAAACACCAATTTGGTTTGAAGAAAAACCAGAGTTTGTAAAGTCGCTTACTAAAGCAACTGACAAATATATTAAAGATGCTAGAGATTTAAGAAAAGCAGATATTAAAAAAGATAATGATTTTGGAACTTCTTATCATTCAACACCATTAACTTTAGATACTAAGTTTAGAGATTTTCATAATTATGTAGGTCAAAAAGCTTTGGATTTTTTAGCTTGGCAAGGATTTGATATGGAACAATATACTACTTTCTTTTCAGAAAGCTGGGTACAGGAATTTGCTAAAAATGGTGGAGGTCACCATTCTGCTCATATTCATTGGAATCAACATGTAGGTGGATTTTATTTCCTTAAAGCAAGTGAAAATACTTCTTATCCAATATTTCATGAACCAAGAACAGGAGCAAGATGTACCAAATTAAAATTGAAGAATACTAGTGCAATTACTCATGGTACAGAACTTGTACACTTTAAAGTTAAACCAGGAACACTTATATTCTTTCCAGGATATATGGAACATGAATATGCAGTAGATCATGGAAAAGAACCTTTCAGATTTATTCATTTTAATATACAAGCAGTTCCTAAAGAAATGGCAAAGGTAAATGTCTAAAAAATATAATTTTAAAAAAGATAGATTTACTGTAATTGAAAAAGCAATAGATCCAAAAATTGCAAACTTTGTATACAACTATTTTTTAATGAAAAGACAAGTTGCAAGAACAATGTTTGATACAAGATATATATCTCCATTCACTACAGAGTTTGGTGTTTGGAATGATGATCAAGTACCTAATACTTATTCTCACTATTCAGATATAGCTATGGAAACTTTATTACTTTTAGTTCAACCTATTATGGAAAAACAAACAGGAATAAAATTAATTCCAACATATTCATATGCAAGAATTTATAAAAAAGGAGATGTTTTACATCGTCACAAAGATAGATTTAGTTGTGAAATATCTACTACATTAAATCTAGGTGGAGATTCATGGCCAATTTATATTGAACCAAATCCTAAAATGGGAGGACTTGTAGAAGGTAAAGGTTATATTTCTGATAATACTAAAGGTATTAAAGTAAATTTAAAACCTGGTGATATGTTAGTTTATAGAGGTAATTTATTGGAACATTGGAGAGAAGAATTTGATGGCCAAGACTGCGGTCAAGTGTTTCTACATTATAATAATGCTGCAACTAAAGGTGCAAAAGACAATATCTTTGATAAAAGAAAACATCTAGGTCTTCCGAGCTGGTTTAAGAAATGATATAATTCTATATTGGGAGGGGTCTTCCACCTATACACCAACCCTTCCCACTATAGGATTATTATATGTTTTTTGGAGCAACAGCATTTGCAGAAGCACCTTTTTCAGCTGAAGGTATTATAAATCAATCAGTAGAAGTTACTGGTGTTCAAGCAACAGCTATTGTTGACAGCGTAGGTATAGCAGCTGGTGGAAGTGTAAGTGTTGCTGCAGGAACTGAAATAGATTTAGAGGTTAGCCTTAATACTGTAGTCATTACAGCAGATGCGAATGTTACAGCAAATACAAATTCATTAACAATATCTCAAGGTAATGTTGAACTTAATTTTGATGTTGCAATTGATGTAAGCACAAATTTAATACAATCTACTGTTAACAGTGTAAACATTAATGCAAATGCAAATGTTACAACTATTACAAACCTTTTAACTACTACATTAAATAGTGTATCTGTTGAAATTAGGTTTGATGAGTTCGTAACAGGACAACAATTAAATTCATCTGTTAATAGTGTAATAGCAGATGCTAATACCTTAGTTAACTTATCTACAAATTTATTACAATCTTCAATTAATTCTGTTGTTATAAATGCAGGAGCTAATGTAAATGTTACTGGTAACTTATTAACTATTTCTCTAGGTGATGAATTAGTAGCTGGTAATGCAATAGTAAACTTATCAACTAACTTATTACAATCTTCAGTTGATACAGCAGTTGTACAAATTGATAACGAGGTATTTGTAACAGGTAGTCGAATAACTACTAACACTGGAACTGTAATAATTGGAATTGGTGTGCAGCTTACAGGAGTATCAATGACTGCTTCTACAGGAAACCCAATAATATTTGGTTGGGCAGTGGTTGATATCAATGTAACTAACTCATGGTCCGTGGTTGATATAGCGGCTTAATAAATATATAATGTAAGGAATTATGGCATCATCATACTCTACAGATCTTAAAATAGAATTAATGGAGACAGGGCAAAACTCTGGAACCTGGGGAGAAAAGACTAATACAAACTGGAATTTAATACAACAAGCGGTTGCAGGCTTTCAAGCATTAGCTTTAACTTCTACTAATACATCATTGGTAATGACTAATGCAACTATCTCTAATGCTAGAAATATGGTGTTAGAATTTACTGGAACATTAACTGGAAATACAACTGTAACTGTACCAGATGGAATTGAAAAGCTTTACTTTGTAAAAGACTCCACGACTCACGGAGCTTATTCATTAACATTTAAAACTTTATCTGGAAGTGGTTTTACTTTAGATGCTGGTAAAATTGCAGGAGGTTATTCAGATGGAACTAATTTAAATGAAATTTCACTAGATACTTTGGCTGGTACGATGACCATTGACCAAGTATTAACTTATGGAAGTACAACAGCACAAACATTAACTGTTGGTAATTTAATTGCTTCAACTAATATTTCAACAGGTACAATTTTAGCAACAACTATTACAGCTACAACTGTATCTTGTACAACATTAACAGGATCTACAAGTAATGATTCTAAAGGTGAAGTGAGACTTGTACCTTTAAACACTCAAACAACTGCCTATACTTTATCACTCAC